GCGTTGTGCCCCCCACACTTCGGGCAACTAGCCCCGGTAGCCGGATTGAGTAGGGCGGACACCGTTGGCGGTTTGTGTCGTTCCGTGACGCCGCTCCCCCACGTCGGGCATGGAGGTCTACCCTCGTCTCCGAGTGTCGTCCTCTGACCGGTTGCGTGCCGGTCGGGCCTGATGCCCACCTCGTCCGTGGGCTGTCGTGATCGGTTGTGGAGTGCGGACGGTAGCAGACCGTCAGTCGGCTGTGCGGAGCATTGAGTTGTGAGGCCGGTATCGGTGTCCGCCCATGCTGATGACGATCCAGCCGACATCATGTTCATCTACAGCGATGAACATCACCGGTATCCATAAGTCTGTGTTGTTGGGGTTGACCTCGAGGGGCCGGATCGGTTGTTGCCAAGGGTGATTCATGATGGGGTCCTTCCGAGACGTCTCACGATCGCCTCCATGTCGTCGGGGTACCAGATGTAAACCTCGGCGCCGGCCGCCTTGAGCGCGGTGAGCCACGCTTTCTGGCCGATCGAGAGGCGTCCGCCTTCCTTCTTGAGCTCTGCGAACACGATGTCGCCGTGCACCGGACGGACGAGGACGAGGTCGGGGAAGCCGGGGTTGCCGGACAACGGTGTCGCCCACCGTCCGGGTCGAACCTGAGCCGGGCGGGTGTGCATGACCATCCAGCCGCGCATCTTCGCGTACTCGATCACAGCCGACTGGAACTCGGACTCGGTCATAGGACCCTCGGCAGGAAGCGAGTGTCTATCAGCGCTAAGTCGGGGATCTGCGGCGTGTCGATCTCCATAAGGCGGCCGGGAGCCTGCGGGCAAGGTTCGCCCTTGCGGAGCATCGGGAACGTGGGAACCTGCTCGTCGAGGATCCAGCCGCGAACGGTCACCTGATCGCACGCCAGCACGCCGTCGATGCTCATGTGGGCGAGCCATAGATAGCAACAGATGAGGAGGTGCTGGTTCCCGGGCTTGTAGCCGGGCGCCCATGCGACCCATGTGTCCCGGTTATAGCGGCTCTTCCCGCATGAGGTCTTGACCTCAGCCTTGTGGGTGTCCTCGAGGATGATGTCGTGCTGATACTTGGGGCCGTGTTCGGCGTTGATGAGGAGCTCGTTGCACAAGTAGTCGACGAGCGCGGCCTCGGCGATGAAGCCGGACAGGCGTTGCGGTTCCTTGGGGAACGGCGAGTCGCGGAGCATCTGGACGCCCCACGCCCGGTGCTCGTCGGTGATCGTGGCGAGCATTAGAACGGGTGCTCCGTCTTGAGTTTGTCGATCATCGCCGACGCTTCACGCTTGGACAGGGCTCGCGGGTCGCCGTCGTAGCGGAGCGACCGGAGAAGCTTGATCTGCGCGTCGGAGGGTCTGTCCGCCATGCGGGTCGAGTCTGCACCTTCTTGCGCCACCTTGCCCATCATCTGACCGGACATTCGTTCCACCTTGTTCATCTCCTCTCGTGACGGACGCTTCCCGGCCGCGTAGATCCAGTTCGCCATGGCACGCCCGATTGCGCTCGTCTCGGCGTTCTCGACGTGGCTGGTGGCGTTCACGCCTCGGTCTGACTTCTCCTCATAGGCGTGGCCGATCGCGACCGGATGAGGGTCGTCGCGGTGCCGGTACACGTCGGCGCGGAACAGGACGGCATGGTCGTCCATGCGGACGATCTCGGTGGCGATCCGGCCGTCGGGATGCGCGGCCCAGAACAGGGCGAGACGCTCCTCGACGGTGGCGTAGGTGGACAGGTCAAACCCCACGCCGCGCCTCCCCACGCTGTTGAATGCGGACGAGGTTGTGGAAGTGCTCGGCCTTGTAACACGGGAAGCACCAGATGCTCCACGACCCGGGCGACCAGTGGAAGATGTCGTCTCCGGCGAGCGGTGCGCCACAACGGCAACACGCCCCCGCGGTCGGCTTCTTGAGGGTGGGACGGTCAATCATTGAACCCTCCAAGCTTGAGGGCGACGATCACCTCGAGCGTGGAGCCGGTGAGGTATGGCAGGCCGCCGGGTGTCTCCTCGAGCACGCGGACGAGTTCGTTGAGGGCTTTGCGCATCTGGCCGCGATGGTCGGCGAGGGTGTCGACTTGGAACCGTAGGTTGCGGATCGTGTCGGACTGGTCGGGGTCAGTCATTCGTGTCTCCTTGGGTTGTTGTTGGGCACTGTAGCGAGCCGGTGTCGCATTCTTGAGCATCCTGTTCCGTTCCCGGTGGGAGGTGCCTCCCCAGACGCCCGCCATGTCGGGGTGTTGGAGCGCGTAGGCAAGGCATTGGTCGGCGACCGGACATCTCCGGCAGATGGACACGGCCTTGCGGGTGTCGGCCGCGCCGAGCCTGCCGGGGCCGGGGAAGAAGATGTTCATGTCCATGTTGACGCATTCGGCTCGGAGCATCCATTCCGGCCGGTCGATGTTCATCGGCATGGACGTGACCACGGCTCCCATCCACATCCGTGATGGTGGTCGTGCCAGCGCCAGATCTCGAGCGCCATCGCAAGGTTCACTTCGGGTTCGTTGATCCGTTCCCACGATCCGAACAGGTGGGCGACTTCTTCCTTCCACACTTGGTTGATCTGCATCGGGCCGTGGTCGTGGCCGTTCCACCGGTCGTCGCCGGGGATGATGTTAAGACAGCGGGATTCTTGCCACATCTCCTTGAGCACGTTCACGAGCTCCTCTTGAGGCCATCCGACCTTGAGCGCGAGAGGCGCCCATTCTTGGCACGGCGTGTCGATCGGGAGCTCGAGGACGGCGAGGTCGGCTTGGAGGGCGTCGTGCGCCGTCGTGGTTGGGGACAAAGTTGTGGACGTTGTGGATGACGGGGTGGATGGCACTGGGGTGATGACCACTGTGCGTGGTGTCGGCTCGGTGATGACGGCCGGCGCGGTTTGCGGGTCGTCGTCGAGGGTTCGTTGGACGATCTCGGTGCCTGCGATGAGCGTCATGATGGCCATGGCCACAATCACGACGATGTCGGACAGTCTGCTTCTCATTGGGTTCTCCTCAGGTCGGGGTCTGGGACGATGACGGTCTACCGGATCAGCGTGTGGAAGTCACGTACCGAACAGTCGGGCCCATGTTGCTGGGCCGACGATGCCGTCCGCTTGGAGCCCATTGTTGGTCTGCCATGACTTGACGGCCGCCTCGGTTTGTGGTCCGAACTTGCCGTCGGCAGTGAGGCCAAGCCGGGCTTGGATGAGCTTCACGGACGCCCCTGTTGAGGATCGCTTGAGAGGCCGTCCGGGATACTTGGGCGCTGTCGGTGCGGACGGGGCGCTAGCGGGGCTCTGAGGGGCTTCTACGAGCCCCGTACGGACTGGTGACGCGTCTGCCCATGCTTCTCGGGTGGTTTCGACGTGGATCCAGTCGTGGCCTTGCCCGGGCGACTTCTCGACCCAGCCTCGACCGGCTTCCCAGTACCGGGTGCGCTGGTAGTGGTGGATCCTCTGGATGCCCAACTCGGCGGAGTGCTGGATGAGCCATGGGAGGATGTCGGCCTCAAGGACGGCGATGCCGGGGCCGCCGTGCCGTTCACCAAATCCGAGGTCGACGGCCGCGCCGAACGCGTGCGAGCTCCACGCGGTGCCACCGCGTACCGGGCGCCGATTGTAGATCCCGAGGCTCTTGAGCTTCCACCGGGTGTGGCAGTAGGTGGCGAGGGCTTGCAGGTTCGGCGACGCGCCGTCGTATGGGGCGCCGGGCTCCAAGCCCCGGTTCCACGACTGGAAGCGGGTGGCAACCGTCATGCGACAGTCTCCACGGGCCACGTGAGGAAGATCGCGGCGTGAGTGCCGGTCGGGACGATTGCCCACAACTCCTCGCCCTGTGGGATCTGGACGGTGAAGTTTGTGTTGTTGTCGATCTTGAGGCCGTTGGAGGTGGTGACGTCTGGGCCGCCGATGAATAGGTCGTTGCCGTCGGGCCGGATGACGATCGTCCGGGGCTCGTTGATCGCGGCCGAGATTAACTTGACGGCCGTCGTGGTGACGGTGGTGCGTACTGAGATCATTCTGGGTTCTCCTTGTTGTCCTTGTCCTTGAGTCCGTTCGACGCTAGGACGCCGGACAGGGCGCCAGTCATGAACAGGACGAGAGGGTTGAGGGTGGCCCACGCGGACTCGTCGTTCGGGGACACCTCGAGGGGCTGAACGACGAAGAGCAGACCGTAGAGGAGGGCGCCGACGGACATCATGAACGTGAGTCCGAGGCAGATGCCGATCGCGAGGATGAGCCGGGCTTTGATCTCGCTGTTGGTGTAGCGCTTCATGGGGTGGTGGCTCCTGTGTGGGTGTCGCACCGGGGTGCGGTCGGGAGGGTCTGGCAGTTGTCGCGGGTGCGATCGGAGCATCCGGCGACGACCCAGATCGCGACGGCACCGAGCAGGGCGACGAGAATTGCGGCGGATCTCATGGGAGCGGATGGTTGCTGTTGTAGACACCTTCGGCGACCCATGCCTCGTATTCGTCGTCGGTCATAGTGCGTTCTGTGTCGTCGACTTGGATGTATACCGAGTTTTGGGGGTAGAGGGTCTTGTATTCTTCGGGGGTCATGGTTGCTCCTAGTTGCGGTAGCCGTAGACGCGAATCGTACCGCCGGTCAAGGTGCCTGCCGATGGCGTTATCTTGAACGACGTAAATTGCGTTGTCGATAATTGCGCGAATGAATGTAGACCGAATCTGCCGAAGTCGCTTAGGACGTATGGGCCGAAGATGCTTGTTTGTTCTGCCAAATTGGGCATGAGAACGTCAGTCATTAGGTAAGCGGAGGTGGTGTTGCCGTTGCCTACGTTGTCGCATTGTGAGCCCGGATTATTGATTGCCAATTGCCAAGCCGCCGCGCCTAAATTGGCGTAGGCCGCCGCTCCATAGTAGTTGGTGGTCGTCATTGTGCCACCAATTCCAAATTGTAGCGACAGGGTACACGAGGCCGAAGCGGCACCACCTGTATAGATAATTCGATAGTTGTCGTAGGTGCTTGAGAATGCGTCGGTGACGGTCACCGATGCGACGGCTGTGCCGACAGTCTGCGTCTTGACGAGCCACAAGCCGACAGCATTCATGTCTGCCGCCGTCAGAATGTCGCCTGCTGAGAATGAGGGGTAAGTCATGGGGTCACCATCCGAGTCGGTTTGTGTTGAGAATACCGAACGTCGACGAGTTCAGGGTGAACAGGTCGTAGATGACGGTCGGCGAGAGGTACAGGGTGAAGTTAGTTTCCTTGGTGGATGTCGCTGAGATCGACGCCCCCTCGATCACGAACGTGGTCGTCGTAGAGGTGCCACCGGGCGGCGTGTAGGTGATTTTCGTGGTTTCGCCCGCCATCGTCTGAAGTTCGTTCAGGAAGTCAGTGATGTAGAGGTCGCCGTTCTGCTTGCCGTTGAATTGGATGTCGACGTAGAGGGCCTCTTGGGCGAACACGGCGGCGAACCAGTCGGTCTGGGCTTGCTGTTGGGCGAGATTGTTGAACAGGACTTGGCGGTTGTAGTTGCGCTCGTAGTTGGACGGGCTGAACGCTTGGGTCGTTCCGACAGTCGTCGAGGTGAGGTTCACGACGTTCGGATAGTTGGCGTTCGGATACTTGCGGGTGAGGCCGTAGTAGACGAGGCCGGTCGCTTGGTTCCCGGTGAAGTTGAACGGGGCGGCGCTCGGCGCCTTAGAGGTTCGGAACTCAATGGTCGCGCCATCGAAGTAGTAGGTGGAGTTTTCGGTGAGGAGGAGGTCGACGATGCGCGGGCCGATGGTGGTCGGGTCGAAGGCGTCGGAGACGATCGCTCGTCCGTCGTATTCGACCGGCGGAGGGTACGGCGGGACGAACGGATACACCTCGTTCGCGAGCTTGACGGCCTGCCGGATCGCGTTGTTGGTGCCGATGATCGGGTCGTCGTTCACGTAGAACAGGGACAACATTCCGAGGGCGTCGACGCCGGTGATCGTGGCGGTGCTTCCGTTGGCGGCGATCTCATCTTGGAAGGTGACCTCGACGACGTAGAAGTAGAGGGGCGCCGTCGCGTAGTTGCTTCCGATGATGATCTGGTCGCCTTCGCTGATGTTGGCGGCCTGTCCGGTGTTGTTCCGGACGGTGAGCGTACAGTTGTTACCGGTCGGCGTGTCGAAGTATGAGGCGCGTCCAATGGAGAACGACAGCGATTGGGTGATTGACGTGAACGACGTGCCACCGATCGAGACGGTCCAGTTGATGTCCGCCACGGTTATCCGATCGCGTTGGCGGGGAGCCGGTTGTTGAGTCGGACGTATTGCTGGAGGGCGGCGACGACGGCGTTCGGGTCGGCGGAGGTGACGGTCACGTTGATCGTTGTGCCGCTTCCCATGAGGCCGCCCCGGTCGAGCGGGATAACGGCCTCGGGGCCCGCCTCGCCGATCATGGCGAGCGTCGGGCCGGTGACGATGCCACCCTCGGCGAGCATGGGGATGTCGGGCACGTCGAAGCCCTTGCCGCCGATGACCGGAACCCAGCCCGGCACCTTGAACGAGAGTTTGCCGACGGTGTTGTTCCAGATTGACGCGACACCGTTGAACACGGTCTTGAAGGCGCTGTAGACGGCGTCAATGTACTGGCGGACACCGGAATACCATGCGCCGAACGCGCTGGTGATGAACGAGAAGCCGGTGGTGAACGCTCCCGAGATCTTGCTCCACACGTCCTTGACGACTCCCCAGAACGCATTGAAGCCAGTCTTGAGGCCCTCGATGGCGACCCCGAAGATGTTGAACTTGGCTTGGAGGGCGACGATCGCGGCGATAATTCCGATGATGACGACGGCCCCGGTAGCGACCCACAGGGCGGAGAACGATGCTGTGAGCGCCGTGTTGAGCGCGGCCGTGAGCGCTTGGATCGCGTTGTATGCCGCCATTCCTGCGTTGACTGCCAAGATCGCGGTAGCCAGAGTGCCGATGACGAGGCCAAGGGTGACGATGAGCCCGGTGTTATCCCGGACAAAATTGCCCAGCGACTGAAGCTTGGGGAGGAGCTTCTCAAGGATGGGGAGCAGGGCGGCGCCGATGCTTTCCTTGGTTTCATTGAGGGCGATCGACAGGCTCTTGAACTTGCCTTGGGCGGTGCCCGCCTGCTTGGAAGCTTGGTTCTGGAACGTGTTGGCGAGGTTGCCGAACAGGATGTCGGCGTCGCCCCCCTTGGCGATGATCCCGGCAAGCTGTGGGTCTAATGCCTTGAGGGCCTTGAAGTTCCCGTTGTACGCCTTGGAGAGGGCGTCGGAGACGGTGGCGAGGTCCTTGCCGGTGCCGGCCGAGATGTCGAGCGCGAGGCCGAGCAGATCTTGAGCTTCGGCGACGTTCCCGGTGCCTCGGACGAGTGAGTCGAGTGCGGGTCGTAGTTCGTCGTCGGCGACGGCGGCCGCGATGGAGGTCTTGGTGATGAAGTCCTCGACGGACGCAATTTGGGCGTCGGTGGCGCCGGTGACGTTCTGGAGGGTGGTGGCGAGTTTCTGGGCGGCGGCATCATCCTCGGCGAATGCCTTGACGGCGTCGACGGCGACCACGGTGAGCCCGGCGAGCGCGGCGGCGGCTGGTAGGGCCGCTTTCTTGATGGCGAACGATGCCTTGGCTCCGGCGCCCTCGAGCTTCTTGAAGTCGTTGATCGCCTTGTTGATCCCTGCCGGGTTCCATTCGGAGACGATGGGAAGGGAGATTGCCATTAGCGCCTCACTACTCCGGGGACGGCCTCAAGGATGATCTTCTCGACGACTGGCTCGAGGCGGCGCATGGTTGCGTCGACGTTGCGTTCTCCGGCGAACCACATGAACCGGGAGGGGCCGCGGTTGAGTTTGCGACTGAGGTCGGCGGCGAAGTTGGGACGCGCCCGGTACGGGTTGGGGTTGCGGGTTTGGTTGGGTCCGCGTCCGGCCATGTCGGTGATGGTGAGCGCGGCCGTCTTGGTGCGAACGACAACAGTGCCGACGGACTCCCATTGGGCGCCCTGCTGGAGGTTCCGGCGTCGCGCTTTGCGAGTGTCGATCTTGGCGATGACGCCGGCCCGCTGGTTCGCCTTGTTCCACCCGGTGCGCTTCTGGTGGTCCATGCCGGACAGCGGGGCGCTGTTGGGGATGGAGTCCACGATCGGGGCGACCATGGTTTCCCGGACGATTTCGAGCATCTCCTTAGAGAGTTGACGCCGGAGGGCGGGGCTGACTTTCTGCAAGTCGCGGAGGGCTTCCTTGAGGCCGTCGTATTGGAGGCCGACTGTTGCGCTCACTTCTGGCCTCCTTGTCTGTCTTCGTTGATGGCCTCGACGACTGTGGCCAGATCGTCTAGGTCGAATGGGATGTCTGGAGGCCAGAACCCGGTGGCCGCTAGCACTTGTGCTAGTTGCCGTCGGTAGCCCCCTCGGTAGGGTTTGTGTTCTCGGTCTCCACGACCTCGAGCGTGACGAGGCGCTTGATGAAGTCGTCGAACATGGCCGGGATGGTGATGCCGGCCTGCTTGCTCGCCTCGTAGGCCATGAACGCAAGGTCCTCCATGCCGATCCCGGACGACTGGATGTCGGACGCCTTGCGCTTGAACTTGCGCTCCCAAGTGACGATCACGTACAGGTTTGTCGTTACCTGATACTCGCCTTGTCCTTGGTCTACCTTGAGTGTGAGCTTCATCGGGATCCTCCGTCGGTGGTTGTTGACTGGAGGGTACTAGATCAGGGTGCCGTGATGTCGCGTGCCGCGGATCCGCCCTTGAATACCGCCTCCACGACCGAGAGCTCGCCGACTGCGCTGTTGATCGGGGTGATCTTCTCAAGGTAGCAGTTCGTGATGGTGTACTCGGGGTTCGAGGCGGACTCGGTGGTGCCGGAGGGCGAGATGACGAGCGTCGACGTGGTTCCCCACGCGCTGTAGAGGATTGCCTCGATCTCACCGGCGCCGTAGCTGTTGAACAGGGTGAGGGTGACCTCGTTGTTCTCGAGGCCGGCGGCGAACACGCGGGCGGCACCGCCGAACGCGGTGGTCTCGAGGGCTTCCTTGGTGAGGCTGATCTCGCACTTGGAGCAGTTGTCGGTCAGGTCGGTGGTGGTGGCTCCGACGGTCAGGTTGATCGTCGCGTTGCCGAGGAATGTGGTGGTGGCCATGGTGGTGTGCTTTCTGGGTTAGGAGCGGCGGGCGCTCATTCTCACTGTGAGGTCGTATGCCGGGAGCTCTTGGGTGCCGACGACTGCCACGGTGGGCTGGCCGGAGGCGAACACGACGCCGGAGTTGAGGATCGTGTCCACGGTCGTCAAGATCCAGTCCGTTGAGTCTTGGTTGCCGGGTGGTGCTCCCAAGATTCGGATCGTGAACGTGAGGTCGGCGACGGCGTTGACGATCCCGGCGTTGAAGTTGGTGAATGACGGGGGCTCGACGAACACGGTGAGCGGTCGAGCGTTGCGAGGGTCTTGCACGACGGCCAAGCCGAGGTTCGTGAGCGCGTTGACGAGTGCCGTAGTGGCCTCCACGAAGATCCCAGAACCGGCCACACTATGCCACCTGACTGCGACGGACGCCGAGGAGTTGCTTGATGCGTCCCATGGTGAGGCCGGTCGGCTGGTTGATAGCCATGTCGGAGAACGATGCGAACGAGTCGACGGAGCCGCGCTCGCGGTACAGGCTGGCCGCGTAGAGCGTGGTGCCCAACGTGACGTCGGCGCTCGGGCTGGTGCCCGGTGCGTCGTGGTAGCCAGCCTGCTGGCGGGCCCGGAAGCAGTAGGCGTTCGCCGCTGAGACACACGTGGCGATGTAGGCGGTGTCGTTCGCGGTGGCGGCCGCAATCCCGAGGAACTCGGTCACGTTCGCCGACGTCGTCCACGTGCAACTGATCGTCCACGTAAGTGTCCCGTTCGGGATGACGGCGCCCCGGTCAATGTTGTCCCCGGCGTCGTAGAACAGGATCTGGTTCGGGATGATCGCGTCGTAGTTGAACTGGAGGTCGCCCTCGTCGGACACGCCGACGAACAGTCCGCTCGGGATCGCGAACACGGTGTGAGTGCCGTTGATCGTCGAGTCGCATCCGGTAAGCGTGATGCTCTGGCCGATGCCGATGTCGGTCGCCTCGAGGGTCTGGATCACGACGTAGTCATCGAGCCTCATCTGCTCGATTACTGCGAATGTTGCCATGGTCCAGACCCTCGTCCCTGCGATGCCGTGCTGGGGATCAGGTCAACTTGACGAACTTGGTCGCGTCGATCATGAGCGTGGCGAAGTAGCCGCGCCATGCGATCGTGCGCGAGATCGTCGACGGGTTGTCGATGGAGATGGCGCCCTTCTGCTGTTCGAAGATCTCGAAGCCGGAGGCGTCTCCCACGATCACGGTGTCGGCCGCGAAGTTGCGGTCCACGACCACGCGGAGGCCGAACGCCACGGCGTCGGTGGAGCCGGGCGACATGGAGCCGAACGCGTTCATCGGGCCCACCTGAGGGAACAGGGGACGGCCGGCCGTGTCGACCAACTTGCCCAAGTAGCCGAACATATTCGGGCTCAGGAACAGGTGGGTCGGCAGGTTGCCGTTGCTGTTGGTGAGGATCGTCGACGCGGCGTCGTAGATGTCCGACACCCATTCGGCGGCCGACGTCGGGTCGGTGAGGACGGCGCTCTGGGAGCATCCGGCGAGGAGCGCATCGGCGGCCACGTCGTCGGTGGTGTTGGCGTAGATGCGAGCCATGTCGTCGAGGATGAGGCTCAGGACGGCCGGGTCGGTCCAGTCGAGATCCTGTTCCGAGATGGTGACGTAGCCGCCGTAGGCGCCCTTGGTGACCTGATTGCTGGAGATCACGAACGTGCCGGACTGGAGTGCCGCGTTCTCGGCGGACTGGACGGCCATGGAGGTGTGCGTGGTGACCTCGGGGCGGATGAACACCTTGCCGCCGCCGGGCATGGCCTTGGGGCCGATGGCGTCGACGACCGGGCGCAAGCCGCGGAAGTTGTTGTACACCGGGCCGAGGATCGGCTGGGGCAGGACGCCGGGCGTGTCGGTGGTGACCACGTCCGGGGCGGCGGCCTTGAGGGCGTCGCTCATGCGGTGCCATGCGTCGCCTCCGGCGATCGCGGCGGCCAGATACTCGACGGCGGTCGGGAGCTTGGCTTCACGCTTGACGGCGGTGGCGTAGATCGGGGTCGTGGCCACAGCGGCCTCGACGGTGGTGGGCTGGACTTCCATGTTCTCCTCCTCGGAGTCTTGGGTTGGGTTGGGTTCTTCTTCGGGGCTTGACGGCTCCTCCTCGGGGGAGGTGGCCGCGATCTCGGTGATTTTCGCGTCGGTGAACGCGGGCATGGCGACGAGACTGATCTCGGCGAGGTGAGCCTTGGTGACGACGGTGGCCTTGAGTTCCTTGTCGTAGTAGGACTCGATCGGTTCGGCGCCGACGCTTACGGCGTCGTATGCGCCGGCCTTGACGAGCTCGATGGCGTCGGCCGAGGCGGCGGTGCGGGCGAATGTGGCGGTGAAGCCGAGGCCCTCGTCCATGTCGGCGATCGCGTTGACGACGCCTCGGAGCTGTGCGGTGTCGTGGTTCTCGAGGAGCTTGGCGGGTTTCTGGTTGACGTCGAACGCGCCCCGGGCGAACGCCACACGGATCCCGTTACTCACCACCGCGGTAGTGGGAGCCCACGGCACGGCGATCCCGGTCACGGTCGCGGGCTTGTCCTCGCCTGCGGCCGCGTCGATCGTCGGGAGTTCTGCGGTGAATCTGATCATGATCGGGAGTCCTCACTGATGCGAACGTCGGCCGAGTCCTCGACCTCGACACCATTCTCGCTCATGTCGTTGACTTCTAGGTAGTCATGTAGATCGAACTCAATGTACCGGCCGGCGGGGAGGATGTCGTTGCTACTAAGGGTTTCTTGGATGCAGTCAAGGTACTGCTTCACCGAGAACAGGTAGAGATCCTGCCGGGCTTGTTGGGCGTTCTGGTAGGTGAACGATCCGGGGACGCCGATGCCGAGCAGGTACGGCGGGACGCCGATGGCGCGGGACAGCTCGAGGGCTTGGAACTGGCGGCCCTCCACCAACTGCAACTTGGATGGGTCGGAGTCGAACTCGTGCCATTCGACCTCGGAGTTGAGGGCGCCGACGGCGGAGACGCGTCGAGCGTTGGCCCATCCTTGGGCGAGTTCGCCGAGGTCCTCGGCGCTCATCGGTTCCGATGACGGTCGCTGTTGTAGGTACCCGGCCGCGATCTCGTTGACGGCGAATCGTTCGGCGGCGGACTGCAACCGGAGCGCGGTTTTCATCGCGGTCGCCCCGGTGTAGATCAGGCCCTGCGTGCCGGAGAGGAATTGGACGACCTCACGCGGGTCGAGTTCCATGCCGTTGAACGTGATCTCGGTGGACGGCCCGAACCACTGCGGGCCGGTCTGGTCGAGCGTGTTGACCATCGCGGCCGGGAGCCACGTGAACGAGAGCGGCCTGCCGGTCGCTTGACTCCTTGAGGTCACGTACCAGAACGCTCGGCCTCGCATGATGAGGTCCGTGGTCGTGTTGGAGATCAGGAAGTTCCGGGTCACCTTGGGGTCGGGCTGGACCATCCAGCGCTCGAGCTCGAGATAGATCTTCTCGTATTCCTCGCCGGTCCATTGGAGCGTGTAGTGCTTGAAGCCCAGCGACCCAGCGACGGCGGTCATCATCTGCACGCCGCGCTGGATCGTCGGGAGTTGCGTGACCAGTTCCTCAGTCGCCCCGACGGTGTACGTGAAGAACTGGCCAACCTGTGCGGCACTGCCGGACGCGGCCTTGATTGTCTCAGCGCCGAACGCGGGGGTGGCGTCCTTGCGTCCGAACAGTCCCATGGCCGGAGTCTCTCACGGTTCCGGAACGGTTCCCAGTCATGTACCGAATGCGAATGCGGCCTTGGGACGCTTGCGTTGCACGGACGCGGCGCCGGCCGCCCACACCATCGCGCGGGCGAGCTCGATCGGGCCCGGCGACTTCTGCGAGGACAATGGGGCGCCGTCGTTGGTCTTGACCATGACGGCCCGGTTGACGTGTTCGGCGAGCGCCTCGTTGCCGGGCACATGGTGGAGCCGGTCCTCGACGATCAGCGCTCGGACGATCGGGGTTTGAGCTTTGAGTTCCCGGTAGCCGACGATCTCGGTGCGTCGACGGAAGTCGGGAGGGACGTGCTCGACGAGGCCGGGTGGGACGCGAAGCTGGACAGCCGGGTCGGCCATGACTCGGGTGACTTCGCCCCACATGGCGGCCATGGACTCGACGACGAACTCGGTGTCGACGATGATCCGGTCCTCGACGCCGACGGCGCGGACGGCCAAATACCGGGTCTCGTCGAGGGATGTCTCGATCGCGAGCACGCCACCGGTCGGGATCGGAGTGTCGGTGAGCCGGTCGCCCCACACGTTCGGGATCCACGCCTTGACGGAGCCTTGCCATAGGTTGAGGTGGGCGCGGACGAACTCGGCGAGGGGGATGGTGGCGAACGCTTCCTCAAGGCCTTCCCACGTGATTGTCGTCCCGAGGGCGGGCGACGCCCACGGCCACCACATTCGGTCGGCGGGTGAGACGCCGGGCGGCGGCGACCATTCGGCGAAGAACATCGGCGACGGCTCGCCCCGGTCGATGCACGCGATCGCCTGCTCGCGCATGGAGATCAGCACGGTGGAGGACGCGTCCCCCGCTGTGGACCAGCACGACATGAGCGGGGATCGGCGGGCAATCTGCGAGGGCTTCAATGCGCCGTAGATGACCTGCGGTTTGATGTCCCAGATCTCGTCCACGAGGAGCAGGTCCACCGAGTAGCCGTGCTTCCCGGCGGTCGCGGCCGCCAACCGGATCGTCGAGCCGTCCGGGAACGTGATGGACTCACGGCCGAACGACTTGTAGGACTTGGCGCCGAACTTCTCGGCCATCACCGGTTCCATCTCACGGAACAGGATGGACGCACGCTCGTATTCGTTGGCGACGATCATGACGGTCTGCGGTTCCCCGCGGATCCCAGCCATGACGGTCGCCCACCATGAGGCGAGCACCTTGAGGCACGACGACTTGCCGACCTGCCGGGCTGTTGAGATGCACGCCGACCGGTGGATCAGGGTGCCGGTCTCCCGATCGGCCGGCGCCGCGTAGGACAGTTGTCCGGCGAGCGCGACCTTCTGCCAGTCCATGAGCTCGAG